TTTGGTCATGAAAGTATTTATTTACTTTCGTTTACCGTTGTAGAAAAGGTCATCTTCTGTGATGACTCTAAACGTGTAACCTTGACTTTTACAATATGCCATTGCGGCGTGCCATTTAGCGTGATTAATTGCTACTACCATTCTGTCTTTAGCATTAGCAACTTTGCTTTCAATAAGACTTTGTTTCTTAGGTTTAATCTCTACTACTTCTGCAATCTGTTTACCAAACTTGTTTTGATAAACTACAAAGAAGTCAGGGATATAATTCTTTGCTTGTCCTGTAAAAGGATTACGATAAGGAACACTTATTGCTTCACTTGCCCAATACAATACACTATTGTTGTTATCACAGAAATTCATAAATGTAAGTTCCCAACCACTACGATATCTGGGAGTGTGTTTGCCTACGTATTTTTGAGGATTTTTGGGAGCAAATGTCCCTTGTGCGTACTTAGCCATTACGTTACAATGTTTCTAGCAACTGCTTCATTGGGTTGTGGCACTGTACCAAAACCATAAATTGAAGTTTTAGATTTAAAACTATTCAAGTAATATGCAATGACTGTGTTAGTTTCAAGTTGTGTTTTACCTTGAATATAACTTAATAAGTCTAGTACTGGGAGTTGTGTTTCTTGTGCGATTCTAAACAAATAAACTGTAAAGTTACCTGCTATTTGTGTAGTACCGCACGTGCTTTTAAAGTATGAAAATACAATGTCATACTCACTGGCGTTAACAATTAAATCAAATGAATAGAATTCATCAAAAATCTTAACTGTTTGGTCTAAGTTTGAGCGTGTGTCAATAATTCGTGCCATATAAATCTCCGTAGAGTATTTATACTATTATCTACCACCGGGTGTGGTTTGTACTCCTGCATTCGGTACACCTGTATTGATTCCTGTACCGGTAGTATTTCCTGCTGATATGATTTGCGACGGAGCCCGTAATCCTAAATTGGGCGCGCCTGCTGTATTATTTGGACTTGTACCATATCCAGGATAATATGAATTAGTTCTTACTGCGCCCGGTAATTGTTGTTGAACACTAGATGCTAATAATGAATTTAAATCTTGTGTAGCAATTTGTTTTAAATTTTTATTTTTAAATGTATTATATGATGTGCCGGCTGTGCGAATAGCACCTAATATATTACCACTTGATAAGTCATTTATAAATCCACCGGCGGCATCTACTAAACCACCTTGACCTAATATACTAGCATTAGAACCGGGTCTATTGACAGGACTAGGTGTTCTGTCATAATTAGTTTCAAGACCAAATCCAGTTACAATGTTACTTGGTGAACGACCATCTAATGCACCTTCAGCATACTTGACTGTTTCATAATCAATGGTCATTGTATTTGCCATTGTGCCATTACCTTGTGCATAGTCATATGTGTCGTGATTAAACGCAGTAATGACTGGATTGATTAAACTATATTGAATAAAGTTATGTTGATTCATTCCAAAGATTTGAATACTCTTAAAGAAAGGAATCTTACTTATACCTTGACTTGCTTGACTAGTTGTACCCGACGGTTGACCAGTCTCACCAATGTAGCCCCAATCTTCATCACCAGCAATATCACCATCATATAAATTTCTTCTATTGAAATTTATTGATCCAGTATTGACACCATTAGTAGTTTGTCTACCGGCACTTGATGTTACTGGCTTATCTGCATCTTTGAAATAATATGTATAATAATTATACCACATGTCATTTACTAAGTTGCCATTATCATCATGGAAAACAACATTAATAGGTTGATATTTTATTTTAGTTTGAACTAGTCTTTTTCTATTGTACTGATTCAATGTAGCAGTATCAATAGTATACTTAGGTAAGTCAATTGTCTTTACAGCCAAGCCAAAATTGGAACCCTGCGATATACCTCTAGAGTATACAGCAGGGTTTATTTCAAAGTATACGTGAAATAAGAACTTGAATTTAGGAGCGTACTGGTAAGAGTTAGACCTAAAAGTTTTTGCGGCATGAGTGTAATCTCTTACATAATCGTTGCCGAAGAATCCTGCGGCAACATCAGTTAAAAGATTTTGAAAAAATCCACTCATGTAATAACCTAAATGTTAATATTACGCTTGACCAGAACCGATACCAGTAACAATAGAACCACCTAATACACGACCGATGTTTGTACCAACACCAGAACTCAACGGTGACTGAACTGCATTATCAAATCTGATTGTCATAGCAATTTGAACTACTTCGTTTGTACCATAGTTTAAATTATTGTAGTTTGCTTGTTGCAAGAAGCAACCATAGCATTCCCAAGTCTCTAATACTACTGGTGCCGCTGTGCCATTGCCACCATCTAAGATTTCAATGTTTGTTTGGAACTTATAGTCTTGACCAGTTGCCGCAGATGCCTGCTCAACAAAGTCTAATTGTTTCTGTAATTGCTGTCCAACTAACCTAGATACTGCACCTTGTGCGTCATCTCTAACGTTAACTGTTAATGCTTGCCATTCGTGACGACCAGCAAGATACAATGTTGAGTTGTAAACTGGAATTGTGATTTCACCAAAACTAACTTGTGGACGTGTGATATCTACAACTTGTTTAGTTAATTCAATAGTCTGACCAACACCGAAATTCAGAAAGTTAACTCTGAAACGATATTGCAATTTGGGCATCAACAAACCTTGGTTACCACCAGCGTTATCGCTAGCTACGGTCATGTTGAATAATGATTGAGAGGCTGTTGCCATTTTTTAATCTCCTGTATACTTATTTATCTTTAATGTTGATACCCCCGAAGGGGTATCATTTTACACGTTACCTGCTATCTCACCTGTGTTTAGAACACGAACCGGGATGTAGATGAATTCAGCAGCCTTAACTGGCTCAATTGCAACATCAATCCATAATTCACTTCTATCTATACGAGCTGGTGTATTGTTACTTTCGTCACAAACAACCAAGTAATCATATAGACCACGTTTAGCAACCAAGTCAACTAACAATGTTTGTACAACACCTGCAATCTCGTTACGTGTTAGTTGGTCGTTAGGTTCGAACACAAACGGACGAGCCGCAATAGTCAACTGACGGCGTACATAGTTAACTAGTCGTGCAACGTTGATTCTGTCTAATGCACTTTGTGAGTTGAAACTATTCTTGTTACCATAGTTCAACAAGCCAACTCCAGTGAAGAATACCATTGGGTTGATTTGGTTGATATACAATACATCACGGATACCGATACGTGTCTTGATTGGCTGAAACTCGCCTGTTGTACGATCCAAGTAACCAATGTTTAACGCATTGTCAATGTTACCACGGCGTGTACCAGCTGGAGCTAACCAAGGATAAGCCACTGTATCATTACGCAAGAATGTACGCAACATCATATGTGATGCTGGAACAACAACTTCATTACCTGATAAGTCATTTGTAATTCCACTTGGATAGAATAGACCCAAGTATGTGTTACGTGTAACTAAACCAGCTTCGCCTGTACTAACTGCACCTGCATCGTTATTAGCCCACGCTTGAATGTCAGTAGCACTATCAGCAAGACCTAATGGTGTATCGCCAATAATGTAACCTGTCTCGCCACGATCCGCATTCAATACAACCATGTTAGGTTGTAGTTCTGGATAGTTAGGAGTAGCCATCAAGTTGAAGTAGTTATCTTCATCACGGATTGCAGTGTTAGTGTCAATAGAAGCACGTAATGCTTGTACAACCAGAGCACGTTGTGCATTTCTACCCATGTATGCTACACCATCTGCGTTGTTACCACTTACTGATACCCATGTGTATGAGAATAGAGGTAAGTTAGCAGTGTTAGTTGGGGCTGATGGATTGTATGCACCTGCATTTGGATAATTAGCACTTGTGAAATAACCTGTTCTAAATTGCTTAACATTATATCCTGAACGGCGTGTGTTAAATAACAACATACCTTGTGGGTACAATGTAGCGACCGGTGCATCTAAATCAATATAATTACTTGGTAATAATGACTTGATTGTTGGGATAGGGTCATCTACTGGATTAATTGCACCAGAACTAGACCAACGTGCATCTGCAAATAAAACACCATTTTGACTTACTTGGTCAGTAGTGTCAAGTAGAACCCACTGATCGATTCCACTAACTGCTTCCCAGCGATAGATAATTGGATACAATTCTAAATCACTTGTGTCAATCCATAAGTCACCGTATGATAGAGCAGTACCGTCACTTTGTGTGGTTGGTGCTGTGGCTGCAATAATAGGACCATTTGGATCAGTCGTGTTTCCACCAGTTACTGCTGGGTGTCCACTACTGTCATATGCAGTAGTGCCGTAACCTACCCATGCACCACCTTTTTGAACCATGATATCTACTTCGTCAATAACAGAGTAGAACCAGTTTGTATTATTAGCGGGTTCTGATACCGGGGCACCTTCATTACTTGTGTAAGTGAATTCTACCCAGTTACTTAATTGAGTGTTAAAACTACTAATTGCTGTTCCAGATTGATAAGCCACGCCTGTTATAGCTGTACCTGACCCACCAATTTCAGTAACTACTAATGTTAAGTTATTTGAGCTAGTACCATTTAATGTTGAGCCAGCAACAGTAAGAACGTCACCTACTGCATAACCAGTACCACCAGTGAAAATGCCAGTACCATTTAAGAAATATGCACCGTAGTTAGCTAGAATATTAAATGTAGCACTTGTTCCACTACCGCCTGTACAGGCTATATTACTCCAACTAAATACATTTGATGTTCCATATTTAACACCAGTAGTTGTTCCTATTGTTAAACCAATTTCAGCAATAACACCGGTACTTACATTTGACACTAAGTCATTTAATATTATTACACCACCTTCGGTATGTGTTAATGTAATTGCACCATCAGTAGCCACACTAGCTAATGTGTTTGGTATACCGGCTGCTGACCATGCTGTTACAAAATCAACTGCATCTGCACCAGAACCTATTGTGACTGTATATGTAGATGATAGAGCAGAGCTTCCCGGAACGCTTACTGCTACAAAAAGACTTCCACCAGACGTAAATACAGGTGCTGTATTTTCACCAATGACTACTGTAGGTCCAGTTGCAAGACGCTCCCATAGATAATAAGGAGCATTTGTTAAGTTTCCAGTAAAATTATATTGACCATAAACTGTACCTGCAGGGATTGCTTGGCCGCCGGTTGAATCGATTGCCGCAATTTCTGCCCAATCAGAATTAGCCTGAGTTACATTTTTTGCTATCCAACTTGCAGTAGCAGTACTGTATCGAGAAACACTAGGATATAAACCATTACCAGCAGTACCAATTTTAATCCATACAGAACCAGTGGGTCTTGGTGTTGTCTGACTACTAGTCCATAATGGCATCTGAGCAGATGTACCGTAAAATACTGTAGGTTGATTATATGTACCATCAGCAATACCGCAATCTGCCAATGGAGTATTAGTACCGTCGGTAAGCTCAATGTATGGGGTTCCGCTTGAAAGTATTTGATTTGATAAAATTTGTAATTTACCACTAACTACTCTAGCAGTTACAGTTGGGGTGTCCAAATCATTAATTGCCGTCGCTACTGCGGTAACAGTTGTACCACTTACCGTTACCGTTGCCGTATATAGACCACTCACATTTATATCAAAAGTACTTGATGTGATTATTGTTGGATTAGAAATAGAACCTTGTACAGTAGGAATATCTTCTCTCCACAAGCCACCACCTAATGTAACCCAAGCATTATCTGTTGTTTTATAGAAAAATGTTTTACCAGAAGGATCACTTGGTGATGTAGTTGATTGTAATGCGTTAACTGCATAATCCCCAATATTACCTATGCTATCTAATGGTAAGCCACTTGATAATGATGCAGTATCAGTGATAACAATCGGAGTTTGTAATGTGAATGCACCAGTAGTCTGGTTGAATGCATATATACCCCATGTACTAGTTGTAGTATCTAACCAATATGCGTTATTAGCGGGATCACCTGTTGGACGACTTGTTTGTCCAACTAAGCTAGCTAAATCAATATCACAACGTAGTACGAAGCAACGATTGGTTACACCTAGCAATGAATATGCCGCTAACAAACCGTATTCGTTAAGTTCATAACCTTGAATTGGTGTACCATTTGTCGTTGTATAGAAGAACGGATTACCATATAAGCTTACTAAATCACGTTGACTTGTTACTTGATATAATTTGTTTGCGTTAGCAGCCGTAGTTGCTGGCGCGACCCCTGTGCCAGTAGCATTTGCTTTATTTTGAGCAGTTGCTAATAGAACTAGAGGGACTGAGTTTGTTGGGGCAGGAAGATACTGACTTTGGTCTGTGATCGTTACTTCTACGCCTGGGGATACTAATGCCATTTTGTTTTCCTTTATGTAAAATTATGAGGGTTACGACCCTAAAATGCATACTATTATTTAGTAGAAAAATCAAAAAAGACGGTATTACCGTGCCTTCGAAGGTTATAAATAGAGTATGCTAAGACCTATATGTACTACATGCGGAAAGAATCACTGTGCTGTGAATTATATCCGTGAGGGTGTTACACATTACCGTAGTGGATGCGATGAATGTGGTCGTAAAAAGAAAAAATTAAAACCTAGAAATCCTAGATGGAAAAATGCAGGATATAAGAAAAAAGCCACGTGTGATATATGCGGCTTTAAAAGTCTATTCCCTACGCAAGTCACCGTCTTTCACATTGACGGTGATTTAGATAACTGTAAATTAACTAACTTACGTACCGTATGTCTTAATTGTATTGAAGTAGTTAAAAAGAAAGACGTTACTTGGAAACGCGGAGACTTAGAAGTTGACCACTGAGTTGACTTGCTTGTGTAGTTCATCAATGGTTCCGTTATTATCAACATAATAGTCATACAATAAACCTACACTAGAATACTCACTAGCATGAACCGCATATGTTCCTAGTTCAACTTTAGCTTTCAACCATTGTTCACTACCTTCGGGTTCATTGGCATAGTCTACTGCTGAATTATACCAGATAGGACGTTCTCCTCGATTGACCCGCATTGTAACAGCACCTACATTCTTAAGTGCATAAACTTCATTAGCAAAACGACAGTCAGTAATAACAATGTTCTCATTGGTTTGGCGTAGTTTGTTTTCAACCGATGCTACCCAAATGTCAGTATGAAAATTATTACGGCATACTTCTGTACCCCAATATTGTAATACCCATCTAGGTGTAATGTTCATACCTAGACGTTCACTCCACCATTCATCTTTTTGCTCACGCCAAGCTCTACTTGTTTTAGTAGAACCTTCTAAGTATTCTCTATTCCAACCAAATACTGCGGCTACTGCGTCTTTCAATGAAGCCGCATAACTCATACGTTTAAATCCGTGAAATGTACA